AAGAGAAGGGCGAAAAACTCCATTTAAATAGCTCTCATGATCGATTCTTACGTTATAATTGTTCTTCTTGAAAATTTTATTCAACTTCTTCTCTATCAAATTTGCTTCTGCGCGCGTGTAGTGACAAAGCTCACATTCTACCGCTGAAACTACCTCCAACAATTTAGTTTCTATAGTGTCTTCATCTTTAGGCTTGTTGACGTAAGTTACCATCCCCAAGATACTATCTAATGCTAAAGGAGCACTATAATATGTTAAAAACCTTGATTCTTTAAACTCTCTGCAAAGAAAATTCACTTCTTGCCTGTCTAAAAATTCTTTATTTATTGCCGTCTTCGTTGGATTAGTAAATTCCATACCGAAACTAGCAAATTGCTCTAATAAATAAACATTATTATACCATTTAAACGCGTCGGACACGGATCCAACATTGTCGTCTCCGAATGCTGCAAAACTAAGATTCTCCTTGAAAACAGAACCGTTCACTTCAATTCCTCTCTCAATACAGCCTTTAACAAAAGCATAACTCATCACTAACACTGTAGAAAAAGATGAATACAAACTGGTAACCCACTGGCCCGAAGGATTGCCTCTCAAATAAAAATAAGTGTATCCTCGTCCATGATGAAGCGTTGTTGACATAGTTTCGCACATTGCGCGTAACAAAACTTTATACGTCTTTGAATCACATATAAAGTTATAGTCTAAGTATTTAAACAAATATTTAGAAAATTCCCTCGGAATAGTTATGTCTTGTCCGCTTTGATCTCCTCCAATATAATTCGGGTGTCGCAATACATGATTTGCCAAATTATTCCAATCGTTTCCATGCACATTAATTCCGCATTGGATGGGTTGAACTGACCTATGATTTTTCAAATATTGAACAATGGGCATAAATAAGATCTTTTGCAAAACACATTGATGCGTATTTGCAGAACAAAACAACCTTGTTTTGTGATCCTTAACTCTCTCTTCTTCTCTCAATTCGTCCTTTAAATCATCCTTCACTGAAAGCACGAAATTTTCCCCACCTAATATGGT